ATGAAAGATTCATATTATTCTGTGTTATCCTCAACAATGAATAGTTTTCTTAGTGTTGCCAAGGAAGAGTCAGCATTAGTCCCAGATAAGTACAGATATATCTTTTCTTTAAGAACTATTATCTCATTATGTAGTAATCAAAAAGTTGCAGAATTATTAATGGATAATAGATATGCGTTTATGTCTTCATTTTCAATGTTTACAAACATAGGAAAATTGTTGATAGAAAAATTCGGTCCACCTTATAGATGTTCTTTTGAAACATGGATTATAGATAAAATATTAACAAGATTACCCTTGATATTTGAATCAATGAAAAAAGGTATGATTGTTTTAAACAAGATTGAGTTTACAAGTGGTAGAAGATCTCTAAATTCAATAGGAGGAGAATTAAAAATACCATCGTTGTGGGGTAATTATTATCTAGGAGATGTTCATGAGGTCATGGATGAAGCATTTATATATGTGCATACAATGAAGGAAGCTTCTAATATTTTTCACGAGAATGTAAAGGCCATAAAAACTATTATTGATTTTCAAAAACAATATAATAGTTTAATAGACTGGGTTAAGAGTGGGAACTTTTATACAAATGAAGACATAAATAAATATTTATTGTTAGATACCAAGATTGGTTTTTGTTCACCAGTAGTAATAACGTCAACCAAATATAACTTTAGTCTAGAAAAACCAAATATTAGGAAATATGTACATGAAATAAATAGTGAAAATATATCTGAAATTATAAGTACAAAAGCTGTAATTAGTGATTTAGAGAGAGAAATTGTACCTGATGATCATGGTTTAACTAAAAGAACAATTGAAAAACATATTGAAAAAGCAAAAAAATATGCACCAAAATCTCTCGTAGAAAGTGAAAAGGTACTCAATTATTATCTTAAAACAAAAACAAAATATTATAACCCTAGGAAACCTAGACAGAAAGTATTTGAGACTGTTTTAGATAATATTGAGGAGAATTCAGATTGTCTTACTATTGTTGATTATGCAAATCGGTTTATTTGTAAAGAAAATGGTAAAGTATTAGCAGATATATGTATAAAGGCTCAATATGGTGCAAAAAGAGAGTTTTATGTAATCAATTTTGGCGCAAAAACAATTGCAAGATGTGCAGAGAATTTTTTCAAAAAAATAAGTGAAAATTCACCAAATGAAGCTATATCAATACCAGGTGATGAAAAAACAATTAGAATGCAAAAAATGCTAGATAGAATATACAGCAATATACCATCTGATGATGAGTTTAAATTATGCTATGTTAATGGTGATTGTACAAAATGGTCTGCTGCAGAAACAATGGGTTCTTTTTTATCAATGTGTTATGGAATGAAAGAATACCTACCACCTTGTATGTATGAATTATTAATTGCCACTTTTAATTCTTGGAGTGATAAGTATATACAAATACCAATGGATATTT